CCCAGTTGTAGGCGGCCGTGAAGGAGTTCTTCACCGCGTTCCACGCCTTCGGCCCGTTGACCTCGAGCCAGCGGAAGCCGGTCCGAATGGAGCCGAGAAGACGGATCATCACGGTAAACGGAAAGTTGACAGTCTTGATCAAGTTGCCGATGGCGGTCAGCGTCGGGCCCGCGATGCCGCCCAGCGAGCTCATGAGGTTGGCGGCCTTGCCGATCTTCCGGCCGAAGTCGAGGAACCCGTCGAACAGGTCCCGGACAGACTTCTGGTTCTTCGGATCATCCAGCCAGTTGGACACGCCCGTAAGGCCGTTGTTGATCGCGTCGAGGGCCGAGCTGCCGGCCTTCGAAGACTGGCCCCAGACAATACCGATGATCTTCCCGACGATGCCGAAGGTCTTCTCGCCGATGCTCCAGACCTTGCCGAGGGTGTCGGCAGCCTGCTTGAAGAAACTGGTCAACTTGCCCGACTGATCCGCCTTCTCGATCCACCCCGAGAACTTTTCAAGAACCCGCCCCAGCAGCGCGCCGATCCTCTCCAGGAACGGGCCGCCCGCCCGGGCCAGCCGGCCGAACGCGTCGATCAGCGGCCCGATCGCCTTGCCGATCGGCGCCAGCCCCTTACGGGCGCTCTCGGCTGCGGAACCGATGTTGTCGATGAACGACCTCTTGCCGACCGACGAGAAAACGGTCTTGGCGATGCCGTTGAACGTGTCCGCCCAACCGGTCAGGGTCTTGGTGGCCGGGCCCTGCCACACGGCGGCCAGGTGCTGCAACTTGTCCGCCAGCCCGGCAAACAGGTGCTGCTGCACATCGAGACGCAGCCGCTCCATGGCCGGTCGCAACCCCAGAATCGTGTTGAGGAACGCCCGGGCCGCCGGCGCCAGCTTGGTGACCTGCTGCGCCGCACCCCCGCCGCCGGCGGCTGGCTGGTTCTTCTGGTCGGCCAGGGACTTGCGGGCGTCGGCGAGGCGTTCCTCGGCGTCGTGTTCGGCCTGGATCGCGTCGGCCACCCGCTGCCGGGCTTCCTGTTCGCGCTTCTTCGCCTGAACGACCTCGTCGGAACCTTCGACCCCGGTCTTCGTGTTCTCCTGGTTCGCCTGGGTCAGGTCGTCCACGCGGTTCTTGGCACGCTCGGCGGCGATGACGGCCTCGTCGTAGGCGCGTCGCGCTTTCTTGATCTGGATCGGGTCGCCGGTCGCGAGGGCCTTGTTCAGCTCGCCTTGGGCCTCTGTGACCGCGTCGGCCGCGTCTGCCTGGCTGAGCTGCGCGTCCTTCAGGTCCAGGGCCTGGTCACGGAGACGATCCGCGGCGGTCTCCCGCGCCTCGTTGATCGCTTTCTGTGCGTCGAGGGCGGCTTGCTGGGCGTCCCGGACATCCCGCTCCGCGCGGGCGACCCCCTCGACGGCCTGTTCCACCGCCCGGTTGGCGGCGGTGAAATCCTTGGCGGCCTTGGTCGCCCCGCCACCACCGCCGGTCGCCTTGGTGAGCCGGTCGTACTCGCTCGACAGGCCGAACAGGCCCAGCTTCAGCGCACCGCCACCGGCGAGGGCACCCACGCCCGCCGTGGCGAAAGCACCGAGCGCGCCGCCGGCCAGCGACAACGCGGGCGCCAGCGCGGCCGCAGCCGCGGACATCGCCGCCAGGCCAGAAACAACCGCGAAGATCGGCGACACCGTCGAACCAACCGCGGACCCGAACGAGCCGACCTTGCCGGCGACGTCGCCGATACTCGACCCGATCCCACTGAACGCCTCGACGAGTCCGCTGAAGTTACTGCGGCCGGCCTCGTCATTGGTCTTACGGAACCCGTCCCGCACCCGCTGCAGCTGCGTGAGCAGCGACCGGTCCCGCGCCATCTTCCCGAACAGTGTCTTGTCGCCGGTCTCAGCGAACTCCCGGTTCAGCCGGGCGAGATCCCGCTTGGTCTCCTCGATCTGCCGGTCCAGCCGCTCGGTGGAGACCTTCGCCTTGTCCAGCGCGGTCTCCGCAGTGCGGCCCGTGTTCGTGAACGCGCTCTTGACGACGCCGAGGACCCGGCTGATGTTGTCGCGCCCCAACAGGTTGAACACGAGGGAGGTGTCCGACACGTCACCCCTCCTCGCGGTTGTGGTTCTCGAGCCAGGCGGCGAGGACACGGAATTCGCGGACCGGTAGCCGGCCGATCTCCCAAGGACGGATACCGAGGTCATGCGCGAACAGGGGGAGCAGGTAAATCCGGGTACGGCCGAGGTTGCGCCCCGGTTCCGGGTGGAAGACGTGCGCGAACCGCGGCGCCTCCGGAACGGTGAACCGCCAGAGGACGGCTAGGTCTGCGGTACTGAGTCTTTTCCCGGCTCCGTCTCAGCGGTGCTATCGCCCGTGGCCTCGGTGATTTCCAGGTCGAGAGCCGCGAGGACTCCGTCCTTCTGCTCGTCCTCGAGGTTGGACTTGGCGACCCGGTCACGCAGCACCAGCAGTTCCTCGAGGGAGTGCTCCACCTTGACGGCGCCCATCTTGAATCGGGGCGTGTCTTCGAACCGCATCGCCGGGTGCGCGCGGCGTAGGAGGTGCCAGAGCAGCACCTTCCGGGCCCGGGCTGATCCCTGACGTACGTCCTGGCCGAACTCGTCCCAGTTGCGGCCGTAGCGCTTCTCGACCTGCTCGGCCTCGTCCTGGTCAACGTCATCGGGGTCGAACTCGAAGACCTGCGACTCACCCTCGGCAGGGGTGTACGTGACCTTCATCGGGCTCCTCGTTGAATCCGGTCGGCAGTGTCGCGGACGACCTTCGCGGCCGCCGCCCGGTACTGCGCCTTACGCGCCTGGAGGGGGTCGTCGAACCAGCCCGGCTTGCCGATCTGGTGCACCCAGACCTCCCTGTTGCCGAACACGGGATGCCGCCACCCGCCGGCGCGGTTGAGCCTCTTCGGTGCGTTGCGGAAGCCGCGCGGCATGCCCTTTTTCGACGCCGCCACCCGCACGCCTGCCTTGTCGCCGGACAGGCGCGCTGAGGCCCGGACACCGCGGGCGACAGCGTTGCGCAGCGGTTCGCCCTTCTCCGCCAGGCCGGCTGAGCCGATGGACATCACCTCGGCTCTGGCCTGGGTAACCGCTGGGGCGACCGCCTGGCGCAGTTCGCTCGCTAGGGCGCGCCGCAGGCGTAGCCCGTCCTCCTCGTACCGCAGCGCCGTGGCGACATCGCGGAGGTCGTCGGCCGTGACGCCCCACGCGCCGTCGGCCATCAGGCGTCGCGCCAGCTGATCGGCATGGTCTCGACATGCTCGGCCACACGGCCGTCGGAGCCCATGAGGACGCCGCCGGACTCCCCGCGAACCGTGCGAGTGACCCGAACGCAGCAGGGATCGATCTCCACGTGACGAACCGTGGACATCTCGTCTTCGCTGATGCCGAGGATCGCCAGCAGGTCGATGACTTGCCGCTTAGTGACGGCCCGGCTGGATCCCTGTGTCATCAGGATGTGGCGCGGGAAACCGCGCCGGTCGTGGGGTACGACACCTGGACCTCGGCGACGTCGCCGACGCCACCGGAGATCGGGTTCCACTGCTTGATGTTGATCGAGCCGGTGTACTTCGGGTTGGACGTCGACACCGCGGAACTAGACGCCCGCGTCTCGAACGTAACCACGGTCCCGAACAGCGGGAACATGATCGAATCGATCGCGGCCGCGGCCACGTCCTGCTTGAACGTCAGCGCGAGGGTCGCCGACTTGATGCCGGACAGTTCCTCATGCCAGCCGTTCGAGCCAAACGTAGTGGTTTCCTTACTCTCAGCCTCGATCTGCAGCTGCATATTCGAGCAGTACGAGCTGAGGTCGTTGGAGTTGATGTTCACGTAGCCCGCGGTCAGGACGAACTTCGCCATAGGTAGGCCGCCTTTCGGTGCACGACGAATAGCCCGCGCGACGGCGCGGGCTGACGAGGATTGGGGTGGGGCTAGACGGCGATGCCCGCGGTGACCGCGAACAGGAAGGATGGGCTGGTGCCAGTCACCGCGTACGAGATCCGGAACCAGTCATCGGTGATCGGGCCGGCGACCCGGACGATCTGGGAGCCGATCGCGGTGGCACCGGTCAGCGTGGTGACGGTGGCCGCACTCGGGAAATTGCTGGCGTTGTCGCTCTGAACGGTCACCGTGAGCGTGGGAGTGCTCGTTCCTGAAACGCTGAAGACGTGCAGGGCGATGTAGACGTGCTGGCTGCTGCTGACCGCGCCGAGTTGAGTAGCGGTGCCCGCGGTTCCGGCCGTCGCTCCGGATGTGGTCGGGCCCGTCAGTGCCGCGCCGCGCACCAGCGGCCATGACCCCATTGACTGCCAGGACCACGGCGCGACGTCGCCGACTTGGCCGAACAGCTGGTACTGCTTCCGGTTGTACTGGGTCAGCCAGGCGAGCGCCCCGTCGGCGGCGCCGGCCGGGCAGACCGAGATCGCGCCGACCGAGCCGAAGTTGCCGAACGCGTCGTCGTCGACCTTGCTGGCGTCGCCGGCCTCCCATTGCCCGGACGCGGTCAGCGTCGTCGACTTGATGCCGGAGAGCTCCTCGTGCCAGACGCCACCAGAGGCCGCGAACGCGGTGGTGTCCTTTGACTCGGCCTCGGCCTGCAGCTGAACCTGGTTGTTGACCGTCGTGAGGTCCGCACCGCCGGCGAACAGCCGGACGTTGGAGAGAACGAACTTGCTCATTAGCTACTGCTCCCCAGGATGCGGACGGTCAGGTTGGCGCCGTACCAGCTGGTCTCGTTCGGGCCCGGGACCATGCGGTAGCCGTCGACCCGGTTCATGTAGATGTCGTCGCAGGCGCCGTCGAGTGCGAGCTCGCCGGGCGCGCCGCGGGCGGCCTCGAGGGCGACCCAGACGGAGTAGTCGCCGGACATCGAGAGCATCTCGTCGAGCAGCTTCTGGCCGTCTTTGTCCTCGGCGCCACTGACCAGGACCCGGCAGGTCAGGTCGATCTGGGCGGCGCCGACCATCGCGGTTTGCGGGGTGATCACGCACTCGGCGGGGTAGAAGCACGGCACGGCCGGCTCGTTGGGCACGTACTCGTAGCAGTCGACCCCGAGTGGCCGCAGCGCGGTGGCGACGGCGTCGCGCAGGCCCACCTTCACGGTGGGCAGGTGTAGCAGCACCTAAGCCCCGCTGGACTTCGCGGGCTTGGCCGGCTTGACCGGCTCAGGCTCGGGGCCTGCGAGTTCGGCGTGGATGCGGATCTGACTCTCCAGGGCTGCCGCGTGCGCCTCGTCGCTGGTCGCGTCCCGCTCGGCGCGTAGCCGGGCCACGGTTTCCCGCGAGATGTCCTGCTGGTCCACGATGTCTCCTCAGGCGATCAAGGGAATGACGAACGGGGCGATCAGTGCCTCGACGTCCGGGTCGGCCCGCGACACCCGCACCGCGCCCCATTCCGGCGAGCCGAGAACGCCCTGCGGGGAGTCCTTGCGCCGGTAGAGGCGTGTGGCCTGCAGGGCGTTCGCCTGCGCGATCTCCTCCGGTGCGGCCGGTGGTCCCCAGCGCGCGGTCAACCGCGCCTTGCCGCAGCCCGTGAGCCAGCCCAGCGGCCCACGGATCTGGCTGTACGGGCGGCCGTAGGCGGCGGCGTTATCCGGACCGGCCTCGTAGCTGCTAGAGGCCAGAGTCGTCCAGGTGCCCCCGATTCCGGAGCTGGTCTCGACGACCAGGCCGGTGGTCGTGGCGAAGTCGTCGACCCGCAGGACCTCGTCGCCGTTGTCGCAGAACACGCGGCCCCGGGGTCGAAAGACGCGGGTCGAGGTGGTGCGGTCGGCGTAGAACTGCCGTCCACACCGCCGGTCGATCATGCGGGCCGCCGACACGATCGCCGACATGATCAGATCGTCACGGTCGTCCGAGGTGACCTTCCCGAGCATCTTCTTGACCGTCGTCAGGTCGGTGTACGCCGGCGGCGCCGGGTCCCGGACGTCCCAAGTGACCTGGGTTGCGTCCACGACGGTCCCGGACGCGGCCCAGGAGCCGAGCCACAAGCCGGCCTGGCTAGCGGTGACCTGCGCCTGGTAGGTGCCGGTGGCCGAGTTGGTGATGTCCGGGGTGCTGGTGGTGCCGTCCGGGGCGGTCACGGTAAGTGTCACCGTGGCGTTCGTCAGCGTCCCGGACCGGTTGTAGACCAGATACTCGAGCGGGACACCGTCGCCGAGGTCGTAGGTGGTCACTCAGCCCCTCCGGTTCGTGGCGCTCACGGGCTGGCGGCGGTTCGACGCCCGGACCACCGGGCCGCCGGACGAGATCGCTGAGGGCGCGAGCGTGGACGGTGAGCCCAGATACGTGGTCAGCGCGATACCAGACGGCGCGGCCGTCCGGTTCAGCGCCACGGTGTGCGTGCCCAGGGCGGCCGTGACCGCGATGCCGGTCGGAGCGGCCGAAGGGATGCTGACCGTCGGCTGGCCCAGGGCCACGGCGAGGACTACTCCGCTCGGCGCTGCGGTCAGACCGAGCGCGACGGTCGGCTGGCCCAGGGCGGCCGTGACGGCGATGCCGTTCGGTGCCGCGCTGGGAATCGAGAGGCTGTAGTTGTAGCCGGACGGATCGTCGGCGTCGACCGAGGTCCCGGAAATCGCGGACTGGTTGCCGCCGCCGCCCATGTCGTCCGTGACGCTGGTGCCCGTCGATGCCTGGTTGAGCCGGACCATCCAGGACGGTGTGGCGTTGTACGTGTCGAGCGCGGCCTTGGTCATGGCCGCTTCGATCGCGCCGTCCGAGAGCGCGGAGGTCCAAGTGGCGACCACGGCGATCGAGCCGCGCCAGCCGTTGCTCCCGCCGCCGTTTCCGCCCACGACCAGGGTATCGATCGGTCCGGTGCCGTCGCCGACGTTGGCGCTGTTGTCGGTGTGTGACCATGCGCCGGACAGGTCCCAGACGTGGATCCGCGGGATCGCTGAGCCAGACGCCTTGGTCATCACGTACCAGCGCCACGACGTGGACAGGCCGGCCACGCCGTTGCCGAAGTCATTCTCAGCGAACAACTTGGGCCCGGCGTTGTTCGAGGTCAGGAAGCCCCAGATGGCCGTGCCAGATTTCAGGCCGCGGGCCATCCACATGGTGAAGCCGGCGACGCTGGCGGCCTTGGCGAGCACGGCGACGGTGATCGGGCCTTGGTCCGGCGGAGCGTTGCCGACGGAGAAGGTGATCGAGTCCGCGCCGCCGCTGGAGTCGAAAGCGCGGCTCATGCGATCAGCTGATCTTGAAGATCTTGTTGGTGCCGTTGTCCCAGGTAATCGGCGTACTGCCCGTCCCCGGCTGGATCGGCAGACCCGTGCCCGTGTCGAAGTAGGCAATCAACCGCTGCGAGCTGGCTGCCACGTCCGCGCCGCCGGTGACCGCACTCGACTGGTAGACGATCAGGTAGTGGTCCGTGGCGTTCGCCGTCGTGGTGGCCGTGGTGTCCGCGGCGTCGAACACTCCGGAGGTCACGCTGATCGACGACAGCGCCGCGCTGGTGCCGTTGAGCGTGCCGCCGGCGCCGGTCACGTCGCTCACGAAGGTGTGCGACGACGAGTAGGTGTAGCCCCGAACGAAACTTGCCTTGATTACGGCCGTGTCCAGGTCGATCAGCCCGGAGATGAACCCTTCCAGGGCCTTGGGGTAAACCGCGTTGGTCAAGGCCGTCTCCTCATGCGTCGTACGATGGATTCGAGCCCCGGTAAGGGGAGGCGGGCCGATCGGTTAGCTGCCAGTCGCGCCGGGCGGCCCTGAGATCCCCGATCCCGCCGGGTGATCCGTGAAAGTCGGATCGGGCCGTCCACCAAAACTCAGGCAACCAGTGCCCGGGCGACACCCTCGGCGAGGCTGACCTGCGGCTTGTAGTACTGGTGGAACCGCGCCGGGTCGCCCACGCGGTAGGCGACGCCGGCCGGCTTGTCGAGGCGGAACTCGAACTCCGGCTGATAGCCGACCTGTTCACACGCGATCTGCGCCACCTCGACCATCGACGTGCCGATGCCCGTGCACAGGTTCACCGGGTCCTCGGTGCCCGACTCGACAACCGCCAGGGCACCAGACACGACATCGTCGATGTGGATCCAGTCGCGGACCTGCTGGCCGTCGCCCCAGATCGTGAACGGGTCTTCCTTGCGCCGGGCCCGCTCAACTAGGGCCCGGAACGGGAAGTTCTCGGTCTGGTCCTCGCCGTAGCCGGAGAACGGCCGGACCACCGTGACCGGCACACCCTTGCGACGCGCAGCTGCGGCGAGACGCTCCCCGGTGAGCTTCGTCCAGCCATAGCTGGAGTCAGGCTCCTCGACGATGCCGCGATGGATCAGTTCCTCGTGCATCCGGTAGCTCGAACCAGGCTGCTGCCAGTCGAGCGGGTAGGCGGCCGAACTGGACAGGTAGAGCACGCGGCCCTGGCCGGTTCGGACCGCCCAGTCGAACATGGCGCTGTCCAGGTGGACGTTGCGGGCGAAGTGCTCGGCCTCGCCGTCGATCGCCGCCCGGTGCGGAGCCGAGGCGGCGGCGTGCACGACCAGGTCCCAATGCGAGGGGTTCGGTTGCCGGAAGTAGTCGAGCGCGTCAGTGCCGCAGGTGATATCGAGGCCGGCGGTATCCCAGCCGCGGGCGGAAAGCTCGGCGACCATATGCCTGCCGACAAAGCCTTCCAGGCCCGTAACTAGCGCCCTCACGGTTGCACCGCCAGTAGCACCTGGAACCGGGTCGACCGCCGCGACGTGACCACCCGGAACCCGGCCTGCTCGACCAGCGCCCGATAGCCCGCCTCGTCCCAGCACCATGTATGGAACTCGTACGCGTGACCAGGCCGCTCATCGGCGGGCGAGGAGCAGATCAGCGCGTGGCAGTTGTCCGCGATCCGCCGCACGAACGCGTGCGGGTCGACTAGGTGCTCCAGCATCTCCGTGCAGACGGCGATGTCGGCCCAGTCGATTTCGCCGGCCACCGCGTCGCCGAGCCGGACGTCGACCTGACGCTCCTTGGCCGCGTCGACGTTCGCGGGCATCAGGTCGTAACCCCAGGCACGCAGGTTCGGGCCGAGCAGCGACAGCAGCCCGCCGTCGCCGGCGCCGAGGTCCACAACGGTCCGGAGCCGGGTGCCGAACGCCGCCTGAGCCACGTAGGCGGCGGCGACCATCAGCCGCTCGCGGTGACCGTCCTGCTCCAGGTGCGGGGCATGCTCCCGGTCGGCGTACCAGTCGGGCCGGGTGTAGTCGGGGACGGTGCCCTCGTCGAACAGCCGCCACTCACCCACGGAGCGCCTGCACCTTCGCCACATCCTCGGCGAACCGCGTCCGGCAGTATTCGGCGTAGGCGCGCTCGTCGGCCTCGTACACGGCCGGGGCGTTTACCCGCAGGTAGCCCTCGTCGATCTGGGCTTTGCCGGCGATCGGGTGGCGGTGCTCGACGATCACCTCATGCAGGTAGCGCAGGCAGTCAGCCGCGTTGCCGAGGTCACGCCAGAAGTTGTCGACGTACATGTGCCGCAGCTCCGGCGGCGACATGTAGCCGAGCGCGCGGACGACGTCCGAGGTCATCGCGCACTGCGTCGGCAGGCGGTGGCCTTGGAGGAGGTCGTTGCCGTACACGATGCCCGTGCCGAGGCCTTTCAGGGCTTCGAGGTAGGCGTTGTCCCAGCCGAAGGTGCGCGGGAAGTGATCGTCGCCCATGAAGCCGATCGCGAACGCGTCGGGAGCATAGATCCTCGCCGCCTCGTTCAAGGCCTCCACCATGGTCGTGCTGCGGCAGATCTGGACGCCCAGCCACTCGTGGTGGTCGCCGAACGCCGGCGGGCGGCTGTCACTCTCATCCACGGCGAAGATCAGCCGGGTGCCCGCCGTGCAGGTGGCGTGGAACGCCTGAGCCAGCGTGGCGGCGGCCTCGGGGCGTTCCCGGGTCGGGACGATAACGACGAGGTCAGCCATTCGATCCCCTGGATCGGCCCAGCTTCCGCGGCTCCTCGGCCGGCGGCTTGGTGAACAGCTCCGGCCGCTCCTTGACGACCGGGTGGCTGGCGTCGATCGGGGTGCCGGTCTCGACCTGGATCGACGCGCCGTCGCCGTAGCCGATGAAACCGTCGATCAGTGGATAAACCTGGCTCATACCCCGACCCCTACATGCGACGGCGCGAGCAGGCCCCGCGCGAGGAAGTAGCTCTCCATCGTCAGCAGCCGGTCCTTGATGTGACCGATCTTGACTGCCGTGTTCACGTACACCGGGATCTGCAGCAGCCCGGCACGCCAGCAGAACGCGATGTCCTCCGACACTGGCTTCCCGTCGTGCTCAAGCTCCTGGAACCAGGGGAACGCGTCGTTGAAGCCGACCTTGCCCGGCCGGCTGGGGTGCTCGAAGTCCCGCATCCGCTCGAGCGCGGACTTGTGGATCAGCAGGCACGCCGCGCCGGTGGCTACGACCTGGAACATCGTGTCGACCGGCCATTCGTCGAACCGGACTACGTCCAGGCTCGCCGGGTCCTCGGTGTCACCCATCAGTCCGTACAGGGTGGGCACGATGTCGCCGCGGTCGTTGAGGGCGAAGCACAGGCCGCCGACGATCGGCGCCTTCTCCGGATCGGCGTGCTCGAGCAGCCTTTCCACCGTGTCCGGCGCGAACGTCATGTCCGAGTCGACGATCCACAGCCACTCCGCCTGACCGTAGGCCAGGAACTTCTTCACGACCTCGTTGCGGGGGCCGGCGAGGTTGCTGCCGGCCTGGTACGACAGCCGGCCGCCGCCCTCGGTGATCCGGCGGTGGCTGGCGAAGTCGTACATGAGCAGGTCCATCAGCGACTCCATGAAGGCGCCGTGGACTGTCGAAGGCCGCAGATACGCGACCACGACCTTTTCTTGGGGGTCTCGCAAGGTTTCTCCCGGATATGCCGAACCCCCGCCTCCGGGAGGGGACGGGGGTTCGGTGTCTTGAGGTGTCAGGCGCGCCGGACGGCTACGCCAGGGCGGTCGCCGCGGCGACCTGGTTCAGCTGCAGCAGCCGGAAGGCGTCCGCATTGACCACATCTGCCCCGACTCGCCAATGCGCGTACCAGCCCGCCTGGCCGGTAGGGGCCGCACCGGACGCGGTGGTCTTGACGAGCGGGTCGTAGATCACGCTCATCCCGATCCGGTCGATGATGTAGTACTGGCTGAAGTCGCCGGCCAGCAGGATGTTCGTGCCGTTGCCGACGACCGAGGTCATCGACGCCGACTTCAGCGCCGGGGCGCCGAGCAGCAGCGCCGGCTGGCCGACACCGAGGTTGGCCCAGAACCCGCCACCGCCGGACGTGTCGAACTGCAGGACCTTGGAGTAGATGCCCTTGTGGGCCAGCCAGCCGAGGTTC